GTTGTGGCTGACGCAATAGTGGTCCTGTCAAACAAAAAACTTGAAGAACCCTTGGCATACTGAAATGCCAATGCCATAACACCCTGGTGAAATGGGTTAGCCGCAACCGTCAGAGTAAACTTCATGGTAAATCTAACGCCCGCAACTCCCTGAAGTCTAGTAGCACCATCTGGAAACCAAGATGCGGTTGAACTCGGGTTAAACAAGGTATTGGGTGTGATGGCTTGGCTCCACCTGGGCCCGCGGGTGTTGGCAGCAACCCCCGTGACGATCGCCCTAGGTCTCGCAAAATACTCCTTGAGGTCTTGGTACTCAGGTACAGTGGAAATGAACGAGGTAGAAACCTCCTCATAGGGGGCCACTGTGCAAATACCTGCCTCGTTGTCGAAATCAGTGACGCCTTGCGTCTCTGTCATGCCAGGGTTCGACAAACCCTCTATCTCGGCACAAACAGTTTCATTTATATTATCATTCTTAGCAGGAGAATTTATAAGGTGAGTGACCTCCCAATCATCTCACAGTTAAAAGGTTGCTCTCACACATGAGTAGTGAGCTAGGGTGGTTCCGTCAACCTAAGCATGCCGACCTCTTTAATTATTTACATGCTCAGATCCGTATATAACCTAAAACCAAACATCAGACCTCGTGCTCATAACGTCGCGGGCTGAGGCCCTCGTGTTATAGGGCAGCTCAAGGTCATTAAATTGGAAGAAGTCCGCTATCTCAGGATAGTACTCCTCCCACAAAGCCTGGTCATGCAAACTGAGCTCCCCTAACATTAACTCAGAGTTGCGTAACATATCCCCAACAGGATCCCTAGAATTACGGAACCAATAAGGAATGTACAAGAAACTGTCCTTTGCCAAGGGGGCTACCCAGCCACCCTTCCAGGATAAATCCCTCTTAAAAGAGCGTTTGAGAAACGTCACGTCCTCAATAGGCTCATAAGGGACCAACTCGGCGCCCTTCTTGTCAGAAGTGTATGTCAACCCAAATGTAGTGTCCATCATTCTTGAGACAGTGACCTGATTGAAGACTTCGCTCACTGTCTCACTCACGGATGACACATTGTCGTCACCGAAAGTGCAAATGTACACTTTTTCCCACATATTCGTGAGGTCACCAGTGGCCTGCACGTAACAAGCAGTTAAGGTAATCAACGAATAAAGGGAATTCACTGGGGTTGTCAAGGGGTGACCACTCGGCAGTGACTTGTTCCACTGAACAACGTACTGCAAGGTGTGAGAGAAACCAGACAGATGGCGCGAATGCACCAAATCCAGCCACAGAATCGACCGAACACGATCATCTTCCTCACTCCAATGGTCCCCCTTCCGATACCAGGAATTAATATAATCCAAAATCTTGTAATGGATGTAAGGTTGCTCACTGGAATCAAACCTGGAAAAGTCTCCACCAAACACTCTCTCACCCTTCTGCTCTAATTTCCTGGCAAGAAGGTGCCACTCAGTGTAATGATTGATGCCTGGAGCCATACCGCTCTCGACATAGGACTTGAACATGGAAGCCAAAAAGCAACCAAAATACATCCTAACGGCAATCACGTAATCCAGTGGTGCCCCACTGATAACACGCGTTGCCAAAGAGTCCACCTTGTGGTGTGGTCTGAGCTCATCCTTCAAGAAGTCCGTAAAAAGGTGCGACAATCGGACATTCTCCTTAGCCTCCTCAACGACATGCAAAACACGTGTCCGAAGC